TAATTAATTTATTGTTTTCCATAATATTTATAAATATACAAAAAAATATATGAATAAGATTAATAGTCATAAAGAAGTTATTTCTGAAATTAAAAAATTAAGAAATGTTTTACTTGAAGCAGAAGTTGATAAATCAACTCACGTTAACGCAAATGGTGTTAGAACACATTTAAATAGTTTAGGATATGCACATAAATCGACAATTGATGAACTTGGTGATATCACTCCTGAATTAGCAAATGTGATAAAAAAAGTATCTTCAGCATTTAAAAAAGAAATGCCTGAGTTAAAGATAAGATTTGGCGCTGGAAATGATAGTTTTCATAAAAAGTCAAAAACCAGCCGACATCCTAAAGGTAATGCTAATGACATAGTTTTTGGAAAAGAATCTATAAATGACCTTAAAAATTCTGACGATGAAACATTGGATAAAATATCAACTCTTTTGTGTGCAGCTAGACAATCTATTGACGGATTTACGTTTATTGATGAATATAGACACCCAAGTCCAAATTCAACAGGAAACCATTACCATCTATCTTGGTCTGCAAATGGAAATGATGAAGTTCAGAGTACACCTAATTTTTGTAGTTCAATACCTGAGTCAAATTTAGCAAATTTTGAATTCCCTGAACCTGTACCGGAATGGCAAGATTGGTCACAATCTAAAGTAGATACTGAATTTGAAAAAATAATTGATAAATTTGGAACTAAAAAAATATCCGTAATAACAAGTGAATCTGATTGTGAAAAATATGTTAAAGAGGTTATTGAACTATTTGGTGAAGGTCATATTATCAAAAAAAATAACTTCTGTAACTCATTACTTTTAGGATTACCAATTAAAGAGTTTGTTGAAGCGGCTAAAGAAACTGAAAAAGTGAAAGAAGAGGAAACTAAGAAAAAAGAAGAAGAAGCTAAGAAAAAAGAAGAGGAATCTAAGAAAAAAGAAGAGGAAGAAAAGAAAAAAGAAGAAGAAGTAAGTTTAACTGAAGAACTGAAAAACTTTAAAAGATTTATAAAATAAAAAAAGGGACTGAAAAGTCCCTTTTTAATTGGTGGATATTTTATACCCAATTCCACAAACTTTTTACCATCTCCACATATTTATAGATATGGATAAAAGACAACAAAGTAGAAAAATGGGTGAGTGTACTTGTAGTAATTGCGGGATACTTTTTAAAAAACCTCAATCTGAGATAAATCGTAATTTAAAAATTGGGCGTAGGAATTTTTGTACACGAAGTTGTTCAGGAGTTGGGAATGCTAAAAATTTTGGGGACCATAAAAATAATTACGACATTTCTAAACATTCGGCAAACTCAAGGGATGAATTTACACCATTTAGATATCATTTTAGAAATTGTAAAAAAAGATATAGGGATTTTAATATTGATTTACAATATCTAAAAGAATTATGGGAACAACAACAAGGAATCTGTCCATTTTCAGGTATAAAATTAGTTTTAAACGCATATACTAATATTTTTAAAGACCAAAGATACTCAGCATCTTTAGATAGGATAGATTCAAATAAAGGTTATATTAAAGGTAATGTTAGATGGGTTTCAAGGTCAATTAATCTTTTAAAAAATGATATGACTGATGACCAATTGATTGAATTTTTAAATATTATTTCAGATAGATATAAAAAATAAAGGGACCGAAGTCCCTTTATTAAATGGTGGAGATGCCGGGGTTCGCAAAACATAATAAATTTCTTTATTAACTGGACTATATCATCACCCTCAAATGTAGGGTGTTGGATTCTTGTGTGGTATTACAATAGAAGCGTCTAAATCCCACTAGTCTCTGCGCCTTCCTCTTCCTATAAGGCTCGGCTCAGTATTGTCATCAGCATTACCTGTTAAGAGTTCACTGAATTCTTCCAATTTTTAATAACATATTACTATGTTATGGGTCCGATACCAAACCCGGGTCCAAATACGTCGACCATAAAACACTACACGTTTAGGATAATATTAGTTCTTAATATTCCAAAATATTCTGTTTAGATTAACCTTCCGTAACAGACAAACAAGGTTTTTGTTCCTTTTCGGATAGAAACCACACCACGGTACAAGCTTCTGTTGCAAGGTTATATGCTCACCGACCCCGTTGTATACTAATCTTAGATTAGGCTACAGTTACTTCTTCAGTACGGATTAAACCGAGTGTAGAAAGTTTTGCAATTGTGTTGCCGTTTGTGTTTTAAACCAGTTTTACAGGGTTAGTTTAGCCCCGACGTGTGTTTTATGACAGATTCATACCTGTCAAATCCAAAAACATCCCCATATACTCAAAGAACTATGTTACAAAGATATAAATATATTCTTCTTTTACCAAGTATTTATTTAAAAAAAGTTTAATGAGTCAACTTTATCAGGCATTAAAAGATTTTACGGAAGGTTTAGCTACTCCAAATTTTGTTAGATACGAAGACGATGAAGATATTTTACGTATCACGAGAGTAAATGAAAAAAATCTTGGTAAGTCTTTGGTTTATTTAACGTTTGATACTGAGGATTATGTTGACCTTTTTACTAGAAATAGTGATGAAACTAATAACGGTTATTTAATTAGAGTCGCTTTTCAAGGGGGGTATTATGGAGGTAATGTTTTTGTTGATGATTATTCCATGGATTATGATTGGGATGAGGGTTATTTACTACACTATTTCAATGACGATAATTTAGATAGGGTCAAACAAATAGTAAAAATATTACGACCTAGTCTTTCCGTAGAAAATTTAACAGAACATAACGATAAGGTTATGGAAATTTGTAAGTGGTTAAAAAATAATTTTTCAAATGAGATAGATAGTATTATTTACGATTATTCAAGTGAATATGATGAAGCCTTGGTTAAAGGATTAAGACAATATGTTACATCTAAATTATGTAACGCTTTACTTCCTTTAAATATCTTTGAGAAAAAATGTACCAATCTCTACATGACAACTGTAGCAATTCTTTTAAATACTTGGGATAAGTCTGGTGAAGACAAAGACGCTAAACTTTCAGATATGTTAAAAACAAGTATTGACCAATTGGGAATACAGTTTGATGAAGATTTATATGAAGATTATTATGCTTATTTTGATAATCAAAATTATGATGATGAAAGTTTTAACAGAAGTGTAACTTGGAATCTTGATAAAATCATGGAAAAAATTGAAGATAGTGATAATATTGATTCTTATCGTAAAAACTCTGAAGTACTTGAAAAATTGTCAAATTTAAAGTATGGTGATATTGGTAAATGGTATGAATTTCCTCCACAAAAAACATTTGGCGAAAAAACACCAAACAAATTCATAATTCAAGATGTTAATGACGGAAAAATACTTATTACATATACTGACTATGAAAAAAATCAATTTAACCAAACCGTTAAAATTGATTATGATACTTTCTTAAATTTTTTATATCATCCTGAATTGTTTTAATAGAAAAATGGCTTATCTTTATAAGCTATGATAGAAAATGTTGATTTCTTAAAAAAGGTATTGTCAATACCTACAAAATCATTTAAAGAAGATTTAATGATTGAATTTTTGGTTGAATACTTAACCGAAAAAAAACACAATTTTAAAGTTGATGACTTTGGAAATGTTTATGTCACAAAAGGTGAAATAAATGAGGGTGAATTTTATCCTTGTATTGTTGCACATACCGATACGGTACATAAAATTGACACAATCAACATCCATGAAGAACAACTTAAAGATTCAAAAGGTAATTTAAGTTTATCACTTAAAGCGTATAACGATTTGGGTAACCCAACAGGTATTGGTGGTGATGATAAGTGTGGAGTGTTTGCCTGTCTTCAGTTATTAGAAGTTTTTGATGTAATTAAAGTAGCATTGTTTGTAACAGAAGAAGTTGGTTGTTTGGGTTCAAAAGAGGCTGACCCTGAATTTTTCAGTAATGTAGGTTATGCTATTCAGTTTGACGCACCTCACGATTTTATGGTGACAGAATATTGTTATGGCGTTAAAGTTTTTGAAACGGATTCTGAATTTGAGTCAAAGGCTAAAAAAGTTCTTTCTGAAGGTATGTTGTCTGAACCACAATATATGCAACACCCTTATACTGACGTTTGGCAACTTCGTAAGA